ACAGGAGCTAGCAGATGATCATATCCGTAAAATGCAAATTGAAAGCGCTCAAATGTGTTGTACAGCACATTGGGAAACAGGTGGAGAAGCTCCATACAAACGAGCACATAAAAACCATCCATCAACTAAATGGACTAGAGAATCTATACAACATTATAGATGGTTTGTAGCATATGGTTTAGAAATTTGTAATGAGTTTGTTAAACGTTATGGTAAATCTCATAAAACACAAGAAGTATTAGAGTGGTGCAAAAATAATGAACCTAACATCCCAGATAGTGGATTTAAAGTTCCTCCACAGTGTATGCCTGAAGAATATAAGATGGATGATACATTGGAAGCTTATAAAAAATTTTATATATTAGATAAAGTAGGTATAAAAGGATTAGATTGGAAAAAATTAAATAATAAACCCGAATGGATAAAAAAATAGTAATCATAGGTGCTGGTGTAGCAGGTATTAATGCTGCTACTAAATTAGTGGATAATGGTTATCCTGGAGAATTAATCACTATTATAGATAAAGGTAATGACCCTCATAACCGCTTACCTGAGGAAGTAATGACAGGTATGCTCGGCGCTGGTGGCTGGAGTGATGGTAAATTAACTTACCACACAGCAATTGGAGGTGTATTATCAAAATACTGTGGTGAGGATAAAGCAATGGAATTAATGGATCAAGTTATATCTAACTTTAGACGTTTCCATCCTAAACCAGAAGACATATTTTGTTCTGATCCACAAGAAGAACCTGATTTTATTAAACCATATTTTGGATTACGTTTATTCCCAGTATGGCATATTGGTTCAAATTACCTACATGAAATTGCTAAAGCATGGTATCAATATTTAGTTGATAAAGGTGTGAACTTTATGTGGGAAACAGAGGTAACAAATATAGATTTTGAGACTGGAGAAGCAATATTAAAAGATTAATATTTATATCAAAACATAGATTATGATAAAATTAATAGATCTATTAAATGAATCCCAATACTCTCAATTAGAATTAACATCAATGGGTAAGTTACTTCTTAATTATCTTAATTCTGATGTTGAATCTGATAAACCTGAAAATTATCATTTATCTTCAAGAGATGAACAAATACTAATGGATATGGGGATGTATATTGATGGGTTATATGGAGATAATAAATTTTCTAACCTAGATATATTTGCTTTAGATATAGCATCTGGAGAATATCAAGATCCACAGTTTGGGAAAAATGAAATTATCAAAAAAATTAATAGAGCTATTCAAAAAGGATGGGTAAAAATAGTACCATATAAGGGTAATCCTTTTAAAAATAGTGATTATAATGACAATGATGAATATTAATTTAAAAAAAAATAATGTTATGAAAAGATTACACATAAAACTAATCAAATGGATATCCAATAAACTTGGATATAAAATTGCAATACTCAAAGCAGCGAACGGAACAACTATAATTGAAGGTGATAAAGAATTATTACGCTATGTAGATATAACTGGTTACTTCTTTAAGAAAGAACCACTTAAAAGAACATTTCCTAAATTTGTAGAGCCTGAACCAATCAAACCATTAACCCCAGAACAGTTAAAAGAATTAGGTATTTCTTAGATTTTTTCTTAGATCTATAATATTTATAATCGATGGGACGTATCAAAAAATACCAAACAGAAGATGAACGTATTCTCAAACAACGAGAATATAGTAAGAAATATTACTGGTCTAATAAAGAAAAAATCGATGAAAAACTTAAACAAAAATATCACGAAAAGAAAACAAAACAATAATTTTATAGTTTATATTCATATACGACATGATATAAATGAACCGTTTTATGTTGGGAAAGGAATACCCAAACGAGATAGATCAAAATATGGTAGAAATCAATATTGGCATAATATAGTAAATAAAAATAATGGTGTATTTGAATCTAAAATATTATTTGAAGGATTAAGTGAAGAAGAAGCATTATTAAAAGAAAGAGAAATAGAATTGGATTTAAAAAATAAAGGTTATATATTAGCTAATATAGCTGAATGTGGTGTTAAAGCTGGTACTACTGGAATGAAACACTCTGAAGAATCTAAAAGAAAAATATCTGAAGGATTAAAAGGTCATGTATCACCTAATAAAGGTAAAAAGCAATCTAAAGAGACATGTGACAAGAAGAGTAAGTCTATGTTAGGTAAAAAAGTTAGATTAGGTGTAAAAGATTCTGATGAAACTAGAAAAAAGAAAAGTGAAGCTTTTAAAGGAAGAATATATAGTGAAGAAAGTAAACAAAAGAAAAATGAAAAATTAAAAGATAAAAACCTTTATGTCTTTTATAATTTATTAAATGATGAAAAGTTTAAAGGAACTAGGAGAGAATTTCAAGATAAATTTAATTTGAACAGTGGAAGGTTAAGCCATTTAATAAATAATAAAATTTCTAAATATAAAAATTGGATAAAAATATGAGAAAAATTAAATTTGATACATGCATAGTAGGTACAGGTAAAGCAGGAATAGACTTCTCAGCTAAATTAGCTCAAAAGTACAATTTACCTACCGAAGTCAAGTCGACCCAGATTGGAGTGAGATTTGAAAGCCCACAAAAATACTTCCAAAAATTAATTGATATTAGCTATGATTTTAAACTATATCAAAAATATGATAACGTGTCGTTAAGATCATTTTGTACTAATAATAACGCGGCTTACGTTGCAGTAGAAGAAACATATGGTGATATTACTTATAATGGTCATGCTAAGAAAGGTAAGGAATTTGAAAATCAAATGACCAATTTTGGTATATTAATGGAAATTAAGGGTATTGAAGATCCATTTGAATGGAGTAGAGATGTAGTACAAAAATGCCAAGCGGGATTAACTAACACAGATAATCCAATTGATTTCAAAACAACAGGAATATATTACTCTCCATCTAGAACCCCAGGATTAACATCTGAAGGAACTATAGTATCATCAATATCAGTTCCAAATTTAGATACGTTTAAAGAAGCATTTGGTGAGTATGCTAGTTATATACTTGATTTCATTGACCAAATGAATAAAGTGTTTAAGTTTGGTGATGATTATGGAATTTATATTCCTGAGGTAAAATATTTAAGTCCTGAACCATTAGTAAATTATAATGATTTATCATTAACTACATATTCTAATGTACACTTTGTAGGAGATGCTTTAAGTGCTCGTGGTATTACTGTTAGTGGAGCACAAGGTATATATGTTGCTGAGTCATTACTTTCCTAATATTTATAAGTATGGCTTCACTCCGTATTCTTATTAAAGAATTAATTGAAGATTTTATACTCCAAGAAATTGGGGAAGCCAATATTGAGCCTTTTCAATACTCAAAATTATCAGACGTTAAGTATTCTTTTGATTTTGATTATAAAGAAGGACATTTTAATGTTGAAGTTGATTTTGAAAAATTAGATGATATCTATAAGTCATATTATTTTTCTAAAGTACCTAATTTTAAAAATAAAATATTTTATAATATAGCTTTTAGTGTTAATGGAGATCAATATAAAGCTTCATCAACAGACCTAAAAACATTATTAAGAATAATGACCACTTTATCTATTATTATTAAAGATTTTATCTCAAATATAGATCCTGATGGATTATATATTGAAGCGACAGATAAAGGAGATGACTTAATAAGAGGTAAATATCAAAAATCAGCTACATACCAAGCATATTTAGATAAACAATTAGAAAAATTAACAAATTATAAAGTATATACTAATAGGAATGGGTTAAACATCGCGAAAGTATAAATTTTTATAATATTTATAACTAAATATCAACTTATACATGGGAAATTTAGTTCAATTTATTAGATCAATGGTTCAAGAGGAACTATCTGAAATGGCAGCTCCTTCATTTTCAATCAAAGTGCTTGATCAAGATAAAGCAGAAAGACTTAAAAAATTACACTCAGGCCATTGGGTAGGCAAGTTAATGGACTTAATTATTAAGTCTGGTGAAAATGGTATTACTCGTGGTGAAGCAGCTAATGCTTTAGACATCAATCCTATGAAACTTAATGATGAGATTAAAGCTCTTCAAGACAGTGGTATTGTATCTAGAGGTAGATTAACACCAGATAAACCAGAAAAAACACCAGGCCAACGTGGTAGAAAATCTAGTGATAAAAGTAGAGCAGGTGTTGTTAGAACTTTATTTCAGAACTTTAAAGACAATCCTGATTTCACTCCAAGTGAAGATGATGTAACCTATGATATACCTAAAGGTTTAGGAACTGAAAAATTAGGCGATGCTGATGTTGCTAAGATTAAGAGTTCTGCTTTAGGATTAACTAAACGTGGAAGACCAAAAGTTACACAAGCTGAATCATTACATGAAATGTATTTACGTTTACAAGGTAAACTAAATGGCTAAGATTGTAATTTTAAGCTGTACAAAGTCTAAAACAGACCATAGGGCTCCAGCACAGGAGCTCTACTCAGCTTCTCCTATGTTTAGAAAAACATTAGAATACGGTAAATCACTTGAACCGGACAAAATGTTTATTTTATCTGCTAAACACCATTTAGTTCCTTTAAATAAAGAATTAGATCCTTATGATAAGACTCTTAAGGAAATACCTAAAGATGAGAAGGAAAAATGGGGAGAAGAAACAATGAAACAGATGAAATCTGCTGGTCTTGATCTTAATAAAGATAAATTTATATTTTTAACAGGTGGTGAATATTTAAAACCTTTTAGAAATTATATAGCTAATTTGGAAACTCCAATGGAGGGTCGTAGATTAGGTGAGCGACTTAAATGGTTAAATAGCCAAATAAGTAAGCTTAATGAAATGTTTAAACGTGTTAAAAAAATTATCCATGAGTGCTTATCTAAATAATTTAATAGACCTATATCTAAATGATATAGCTGATTTTGATGATAATAACTTACTAATAGCAGAATCAGTTTTAAAACCAGTTAAACAGCTTCTTACGGAAGGTAAACAAGACGAAGATAAAATATTATTAGAAGCATTCCGTAAAAGTACCCCAGAACAAAAAATTATTTTAGAAGACTTTTTACTTTATGTAAGAGAAGGAGAGTTCTAAAATGTCTACTATTAGAACACCTTTTCAATGGGGAAATGCTAATTTTGCCTATAATACAAACCCATTTCCTAATCAAAGTAAAAATCCATTTACTTGGGATGATGTAGCGTTAATTATAACAGTTCTTGAAGGATTAGGTGGAGGTGGTTCTCCTGAGGATCAATTTAAGGATAAGAAAAAACGTAAACAATTCATAACTTTAATAATGAAATGCGAGGCTATGGATAAAGAATACAAGGAAACCAAAGAAGTCGTGGATCGTCAAATACGTATAACAGACATAGCCTTAGTGGCTAAAGAAGTATTAGGTATTAATATTAAAATAGATTTATAATGTATACATTATTTACTGATAAAACTGAGCTTTTTGAATGTAATATTAAATTAGAAGGAGCATCACTTAAAAACAGTCAAGCTCGTCTAATTATCGAATCAGAAGACATCAATCTTTTATTTAAAGGACAAATTACTACAGATGGTAAATGTATTATACCAATTAAAAAATTAAAAGGTCTATTAGAAGGCAGCACAAAAGGTGAAATAAAACTTGAAGTTATAGCAGATGATACGTATTTTACACCTTGGAAATCAGAATTTATAGTTGAAGCATCTAAAAAATTAACTGTTGAAGTTAAATCTCAAGATGCAGATCTTATAACTGAAAGTGCTCCTAAAGTTCAAGTTAGTGGAATTAAAGAAACAATTGATCCTATAACAGAACATATAGTTAAATTAGTTAAATTATTGATTAAAGAAGATGTTAACTTAAATAATTTAAGCATTAAAAAAGACAAAGTAAATAATATTATAGCAACTTATATTAAAGATAATCCTATTCAAGAAACACAATTATCCGAAGTTATAGATGGAATAATCAGCAAGTTGCCTAAAACAAAATAATAAGTTATGGCAGGACCGTTTGATTTAACAGGTCAAAATATAGAGAATACCTATCAAAGGATTCTACAAACGCCTGATGGAACTAATTTTTACGACGGTACCGGCTCAGCAGTAACTTTCACAGCTACAGCAGTAGCGGGAGGACAAAACTCTCAAATTCAATTTAATAGTGGAAGTACATTAAGTGGCTCATCTAACTTTTCTTTTGATTATACTAACAATAGGTTAATTTTAACTGGGAGTCTTTATGTTACTAATAGCATATATTTAGGTAATTCATCCGCTCCTTCTCTTAATACTACTATATATACTGCCTCTATAACACCAGGTAGTTATATTTTATATTCATTTCCTACTTCTTCATATGATGGTTTTTGGTTTGAATACACAGTTAGATCAGGTTCAAATGCAAGAGCAGGACAAATGATGGGCATTTGGAGTGGAAGTGACGTACATTACACAGAAACAACAACAACAGATTTTGGTACTACAACTGATATATCTTTTATGTCTACAGTTTTAGCAGGTAATATGATAATATCAAGTTCAATAACAACAGGTGGATGGACAATAAAAGGTATTATAAGATCTATATAATTTAACATATTTATAATTAACCTGGACAGTGAAAGGTAAACAATATGGCTAATGAATTTGTAATAAAAAATGGGTATATTTCTAAAGGAAATTCCCAATTAAGTGGCTCTTTAGATGTTAGTGGAAGCATTTCAGCTTCATTAGGAGCAAACACAGTAGGATTTTATACAACTCCAGGTGGTTTAAACACTCAAATCCAATTTAATAGCGCAAGTGTATTTAGTGGTAGTTCAAATTTAACATTTGATTATAGTAATAATACATTAAAGTTAACTGGTAGTTTAGTCACAACTGGTTCAAATACATTTATTGGTACTCAAATAATAAGTGGCTCAATTAACTTTGGAGACGGCAGTAAAATTCAATCAATATCAGCTAGTTCAGGTGATGGTGGAGGATACACAACATTAACATTAAAACCAGATACAAGCATATTATCTGACCAATATATAGTATTAGATCCAACATCACCTAACCATATCCATATTCGTGCTGGCGGTGTGATAGATTCATCAAGTGCTTATTTATATTTAGGTGGTGAAAAAGCAAATGTAGTTGTACAAAATTTAGATGGTTCTTTTAATGAAAAATATTGGGTTCAAATAAATGCCCAAACAGGTTCAACCCAATATACTTGGACCTTTGATGACGATGGGACTCTATTAGTCCCAGGTGATATAACAGGAGCCGGAAACTTAGCAACGACTGGTTCAAATACATTTATTGGTACTCAAATTATAACAGGAAGTTTACTAACAACCGGCTCAAACATATTCATTGGTACACAAACTGTAACCGGTAGTTTATTTACAACTGGTTCTAATACTTTAGTAGGTAACACAATATTATCTGGTACCCTACAGATACAAGGTGAATACCCACCAGAAGCAGGTTCTGCATCAGTTTCTATTGTTGGTAATGTAGATTTAAATGGCTTTTTAAGATTTGACCCAGTAACATCAAACATTGACACAACAATATCTGCCTCATACATCTATGTATCGGGTTCAACAAATGACTTATATTTTTCACAAAATGGTGTAGGATATACTAACACAACACGTTTACGCTGGATAGAAGGTAATTTATATACTGGTTTATTACATGGTGGTTTAATTACAACACAGTCATCTACAATATACCAAGTAGGTAGTGGTAGTGGTATTATTGTAGACCTTAATGCATCAATTGGTGATGATCCATATCCTACAATACAATTTTTAGAATGGAATAATTTAACCAATACTATTGATGCTTTAAGTGGATCATTTGATCAACAGTTTGTAGCAATATCCTCCTCAGCAGGTACAGCAGTAATTAAAGCACAAGGAACACCATATGTTGATGGTGATTATAATGATTTTATTCCAATTGGTATTGTACTTCATCAAAACAGATCTACAATAAATGGTGTTCAAACTTTCCCTGGTGTAGCATATGGATGGAAGCAAAGATCTTTTGATTTTATTAAAGCATTTGGAGCATTAAAAATTTCAGGATATGCTTTAACACCAAGTGGATCTTCAACAGGAAGTTTAGTATTAAGTGGTGGCACATCTTGGGTAGATGGTAGAAATTATGTAGTTGATCCTAACCAACCAAGCTATATTGTAGAAGCAACAGGTATAACTACTTCTAAAATATTTAGATACTACCAATCAGGATCTAATTGGCAATCAAATTGGGGTTACAATACAAATGGAGGAGCTGGTTATGCTACAATAGATCCATCCCAATATTCAAACGCGGGTACATTAACACCTGTAGGTTCTAATAAATGGACTATACAAAGAGTATATTATTTTCCTAATAGTGCAACAAAGGCATTATTTGTTTATTATGGAAATGCTGAATACGCCAATGAAGCAGATGCATTAGCAGCAGTAACTACTGAACCATTTACCGAAGCTCCTAATACAGCCGCCAGCTCCATTTATGTTGGTTATATGATATTAAGAAATGATGCTAATTTTACAGTACCCGCGTCATATGAATTTTATCAAGCAGGGTTATTTAGAGGGTCCGGTACTGGTGGTGCTGGTGGAGGTGGAGCATCTACATTAGCAGGATTAACAGACGTATCCATCTCAACCCCAGCAAATGGTGATTTGTTAATATATAATGGAGGAACAAATCTTTGGAATAACACAAAAACATTATCAGGAAGTTATACATTATCTGGTTCATTAACAACAGATGATGGAGTATCAGTTATTAATTTAACAGCATCTTTTGTAAGTGCCTCTTCTATCACAGGTTCATTATTCGGTACAGCTAGTTACGCTTACACCGCTTCTTATTTAGATGGAGATAGTATTGTTATTAATAATAATGCTAATAATTCTATACTCACAGCCACAGGTAATGCTGATACATTAGATGCTGAATCCAATTTACAATTTGACGGATCAATTTTAACATTAACCGGAAATCAAATTACAGTTGGAAATCAATCTATAACAGGTTCACTACTAGTATCAGGATCTTCAACATTTACAAACATAGGCCCAGCTGTATTTAGTGGTAGTGTTAATGTAACTAATGGTATAACAGGAAGTCTTTTTGGTACAGCTAGTTATGCTTATACTGCCTCCTATGTTAATGGGATGATTACAAAAAATAACGCTGTAGCTGGTGGAACTTTTGCTGGTAATCCTAAAAAAGCAACAGTTACATTTGCCACACCATTCCCAAATGCTAGTTATAGTGTGACTGTAACTGGTGAAGAAGCAAGATCATGGATTATTGAATCTAAAGTATCGGGTAGTTTTATTATAAATTCTAATAGTAATACTGCTTTAGCAAATAGTGTTTATTGGCAAGCTATTAGTTATGGAGAATTTAATCAATAAAAAAGCTTGGCTTTTATGACTTTTTAAGTTATATTAAAAATAAAAGTTATGGAATTAAATAAAATTAAAAGGTATAAGTCACCTGATGGTACCGTCCGTTATGTTAGTGACAATAAATTACATAATCCTGAAGGTCCTGCTCTAATTCATCCTGATGGAAAAGAAGAGTATTATTTATTTGGTATTTTTTATACTAAAGATGACTTTAAAAAAGTTAAAAAAGATGGTACTGGTTTACCTTGGTATAAAACAGGAGCAGCTAAAATGAGACATTGATATGAAGATTGGATTTTGTGGAACAGTAAGTGTAGGCAAAACTACACTAGTAAACGCTTTAAAAGAATTACCTGAATTTAAAGACTATAAGTTTGCTACTGAGCGAAGTAAGTATTTAAGAGATTTAGGAATACCTTTAAACACAGATAGTACATTAAAAGGTCAAACTATATTCTTAGCTGAACGATGCTCAGAATTACTTCATGAAAATGTTATAACTGATAGAACAGTTATAGATGTAATGGCGTTTACTTTTTGTGCTGAGTCTATAGATATTTTTGATAAAGATGGGTTTGAAGAATATGCTTCTAAGTTTATTGAGGAATATGATTGGATATTTTATGTTAGTCCTGCTGGTGTTGCTATTGAAGATAATAATGTTCGCACTACTAATGTAGATTATAGAAATCAAATAGATGATATGATTAAATACATCTGCTCTTCTAATTTAGATAAAATAGGGAATTTCGGAATAATATCAGGATCTACTGAGGATAGGTTAAAACAAATAAAATCTTATCTAGGTCTGTAATATTTATAACAAAAACTATTCAATGAAACGTAAAGACCTATATAGTTATATCCGTGAGGAAATTATAGAAACACTATCTGAAATAGATGTTGATAAAGCAGCTGGAGCTGTAGTTGTTAAAAAAGGAACACCAGCATCTGCCCCACCAGAAATCAAAAAATATACAACTCAAGGTATTGATGTTAATGTGGTAGCTGAAGAAGATATTGACGAAGCTCGTAAAGCAGGTGGTTACAAAATAGGTGACACAGGTAAATTTGCTGAAGCTAAAGAATTATATGGCGCGGGTCTTTATGCTGATGTATTAAAAGCAATTGAAGAAGCAGGTGAGGATGGTCTTACTCAAAAAGATTTAGGAGCTAAATTAGGTAAAGGTGATGGTTCATCTCTTAATTTTATTTTAAATAAATTTAAAGCTATTGGAGTATTAGGTGGAGGTAAATTAGCAGCGGCTGAAAAACCATCTAAAGTAGCTCCTGAGGTTGAACCTGAAGCAGATGATGAAGACACAACTCCTGAAGAAAAACCACAAGTCACTACTGATAAAGAAATTAAAAAAATAGCAGGTGATATTGATACTGGAAAAAGCAGTGAGCTTAATAAAGCAATTAATGTTATTAAAAATGTAACTGACAAACTCCAAAATATGAAGTCTGGATCAAAAGAATATAATGACAAAATGATCGCATTAAGACAATATATTGGTAAAAATAAAAATCTTCTTAGAGGACAAGATATTAGTTTATTGACTAAGAAACTTATAGGAGGTGGAGAAATATAATGTCGCAAGACTTAAAACAAATAATAAGAGAAGAATACGTAAAGTGCGCTCATGACCCGGCGCACTTTATGCGTAAGTATTGTCATATTCAACATCCACAACGTGGGCGAGTAATTTTTAATCTTTATCCATTTCAAAGTAAAGTATTAACATTATGGAGAGATAATCCATACTCTGTTGTTTTAAAATCTAGACAGTTAGGTATTTCAACATTAGCGGCTGGTTATTCTTTATGGTTAATGTTATTCCATAAAGATAAAAACGTATTATGTTTAGCTACTAAACAAGAAACAGCTAAAAACATGGTAACTAAAGTACGTTTTATGTACGATAATTTACCATCTTGGCTTAAATTACCAGCAGATGAAAATAATAAATTAAGTTTAAAACTAAATAATGGTTCTCAAATCAAAGCAGTATCCGCAGCTGGTGATGCAGGTCGATCTGAAGCTGTATCTTTACTTATAGTTGATGAAGCAGCATTTATTGAGAATATAGGTGAAATTTGGGCTTCTGCTCAACAAACCTTAGCAACAGGTGGTGGTGCTATTGTATTATCTACTCCATATGGTACTGGTAATTGGTTTCATCAAACCTGGGTAAAAGCAGAATCACAAGAAAATGACTTTTTACCTATTAAATTACCTTGGTATGTTCATCCTGAACGAGATGAGACTTGGAGAAAACGCCAAGATGAATTACTAGGTGACCCTAGACTAGCAGCTCAAGAATGTGACTGTGATTTCACAACATCAGGAGATGTAGTTTACTACCCAGAACATTTGGAGTATATGATGACTACTCACGTTTGCGAACCTATGGAACGTAGAGGAATAGATAAAAATTTATGGATTTGGGAATCACCAGATTATACTAGGAATTATATGGTGATAGCAGATGTAGCTAGAGGTGATAGTAAAGACTTTTCTGCATTTCATATATTTGATGTTGAAACTAATGCACAAGTAGCTGAATATAAAGGACAATTACCACCTAAAGAATTTGGTTATATGTTAGTAGGTATAGCCTCTGAATATAATGAAGCATTATTAGTAGTAGAAAATAATAATATTGGATGGGCAACATTAGATGCTATTCAAGAAAGAAATTATAGGAATCTCTATTATTCACCAAAGAGTGATACCCCACTTTCTGATTCGTATTTTAGTCAATATGAAGATCACTCTAAAATGATACCTGGTATTACTATGAATTTAAGGAATCGTCCTTTAATTATTAATAAGGGTAGAGAGTATTTTGGTGATCATAGTGTTATAATTAGATCAAAAAGATTAATTGAAGAAATGAAAGTTTTTATTTGGAGAAATGGTAGAGCTGAAGCACAAGCTGGATATAACGATGATTTAGTTATGTCTTATAGTACCGCTATGTATCTTAGAGACACTGCTTTAAAAAATAAAACACAAGGAATTGAATTAACTAAAGCAACAATAAATAATATATCAAAACCAGCTCAATATCAAGGAGCATATTTCGCTACAGGTAAAGATAACCCATATCATATGCCTACAAACAATGGTGGAACTGAAGATATTAGTTGGTTACTTTAAATAAATAAAACATGGCTGATACTAGTGTATTTACACGATTACGAAGACTATTTTCAACGGATGTAATTATTCGTAATGAAGGTGGAAACCAACTTAAAGTAATGGATGTTGATTCCATTCAAAGAAGTGGCAAATATGAAACAAACTCTTTAGTTGATAGATTTAGTAGAGTTTATTCAACAAACGCAACCTCACTTTATGGTCAACAATTAAATGTTAACTATCAATATCTAAGATCTCAACTCTACTCAGATTATGATGTGATGGATAATGATGCTATTATAGCGTCTGCTTTAGATATTGTAGCTGATGAATGTTCATTAAAAAATGAAATGGGAGAAGTACTCCAAATTCGTAGTTCAGATGAAGATATTCAAAAAATACTATATAATTTATTCTATGATGTTTTAAATGTTGAATTTAATCTTTGGTCTTGGACTCGCCAAATGTGTAAATATGGTGATTTCTTTTTAAAATTAGAAATCGCTGAAAAATTTGGTGTGTATAATGTAATTCCTTATACTGCTTATCATATTGAAAGACAAGAAGGATATGATTCAAATGCTCCAACAGCAGTAAGATTTAGATTCAACCCAGATGGATTTGTAGGAGGTACAGGTCAGTATACTGTTCCTAATATGGGTGGAGGTAATAACATTAATGCTTCTGGTATCTTTTTTGACAATTATGAAATGGCTCATTTTAGATTGTTAACAGATGTTAACTATCTTCCATATGGTCGTTCATATATAGAACCTGCTCGTAAATTATTTAAACAATATACATTAATGGAAGATGCTATGTTAATTCATAGGATCTCTCGCGCTCCTGAAAAACGAATATTTTATGTTAACGTAGGAGCTATTCCTCCTAACGAGGTAGAAAACTTCATGCAAAAGACTATTAGAACCATGAAGAAAGTACCTTATATGGATCCACAAACTGGTGAATATAATTTAAAATACAACATGCAAAACTTGTTGGAAGACTTTTATATTCCTGTTCGAGGTAATGATCAAACAACTAAAATAGAAACTACTAAAGGTTTAGAGTATAATAGTATAGAAGATGTAGTATATTTAAGAGAAAAGTTATTTGCCGCTCTTAAAGTACCTAAAGCATTTATGGGCTATGAAAAAGATTTATCAGGCAAAGCAACATTAGCAGCAGAAGATATTCGTTTTGCTCGTACAATTGATAGAATCCAACGTATTCTTTTATCAGAACTATATAAAATAGCATTAGTACATTTATACACTCAAGGATATAGAGGTGAAACTTTAACTAATTTTGAAATCTCATTAACAACACCTTCAATCATTTATGATCAAGAGCGTATAATGTTAATGAAAGAAAAGGTAGAATTAGCTAAAAACATTATGGATGCTCAATTATTACCCACAGATTGGATTTACCATCATATATTCCACTTTAGTGAAGACCAATATGATGAATACAGAGATTTAATACTTCAAGATGCTAAACGTAGATTCAGATTAGCTCAGGTGACTAATGAAGGTAATGATCCATTAGAAACAGGTAAATCTTATGGTACACCACATGACTTAGCAGCTTTATATGGTAAAGGTCGTGTTGTATCTGATCCTGCTAATGTTCCTGATGGTTATGGAGATGATATAACTTTAGGAAGACCTAAAGAAAAAGTAAGTACTATTAATACTCAATATAATCCTTTAGGTAGAGATCGTTTAGGTAGAACAGCCATGAAAAATGATGATGAAATGGCAGGTCAATCCAAACAATTGACAGAAAATACTTATCTAAAAAATAAACAATTTTTAAATGAAATAGAGAAAAAATTAGTTTTCCAATCAGATAAGGCAAAAGAATCATTATTAGACGAAAAACAACTGCGAGGTTAAACAATCCTGATATATTTATAACAAAAACATAACTTTAAATGCTTATAAAACATTCAAAATTTAAGAATACAGGTATTCTCTTTGAATTATTAGTAAGGCAGATAACATCCGACACTTTATCGGGTAAATCCTCAGAAGCCACGGGTATTCTTAAAAAGTTTTTCAGTAAAACTGAATTAGGACGCGAATATAAATTATATGAAAGTTTATTAAAGCGTACTAATTTAACTGAAGGGAAAGCTGAAATTATAATCAATACTATCTTAGAAAGCTCCAAGCAATTAAACCGCTCAGCTCTTAAAAGACAAAAGTATAATTTAATTAATGAAATTAAAAAATATTATAATTTAGAGGACTTTTTTAAAAGTAAATTACCTAACTATAAGGCTCAAGCCTCAATCTATACTTTAATTGAAGCCTATAATAGTGAGAAAAAAGTGTTTCATGAGCAAACAATTTCAAATAAATTAGTTTTACTTGAACATTTAACTTCATTAACATCAAAACCAAAAGAATCTAATGATGAAGTAATAAATGAATTTTCTACTTATGACAAAGATACTCGTATCTTAACATATAAAATTTTATTAGACAAATTCAACAGTAAATACTCAGACTTTAGTAATACTAAAAAAACAATTCTTAAAGAGTTTATTAATAGTGTAGATAACACAAGTAAACTTAAAGAATTTTATAATACTAAAATTGGTGATTTCAAAAATGAACTTGTTAAATTAAATAAAAAAACTAAAAATGAAGTTACCAAAATTAAAATCAATGAGGTAACTAATTTATTACTTGAGTTAGGAAAAAATGATAAAGTAACTAATGATAATATAGTTAATTTATTACAATACTGTGATTTAATTGAAGAACTTAAATCAGTAAATGGATAAACCTAATTTAAATAAACTTAAAGAAGTAGTACTCAAAAAGTTAAAAGAAATGAGTGCTACTGGCGCTGGAGCAGGTGCTGGTACTTTCACTCCTGGCTCTGGAGCTCAATATGCTACTCCTTATGCTTTTAATCCTAATAAAAAAGCTAAAGGAGCCCAAAATATTTATTATTATAAGTTAGGTTGGAAACCAGTAAATGCTAAAAAGCTTCATAAAGCTTCTAAAACTATAGATCATAAAGATTTATGGAAAAAGAAATTAGAAGAAGAAGCAACTGACACTTACATTAATAATCTTAACTTAACTGATCCTGCTTTATCACAATTTATAGAAAAAAGAGTAAGTGATTTTGATAAAATAGAAGATAAATTAAACACTTTACTCCCTCTATTAAAACAAGCTAAAGCACAAACAATGGAGTACTATAAAAATTCTCCAGACTTTAAAATACAGTATGGTACCGATTTAGCAGTTGATTATTTAGACGACATCATTAAACTCTTCAATAAAAAATGAGAACACTACAAGAACAATATAACGCCATTAAAAATGGTAACGGAAATAAAGCTCAATTCTTAAAACAAGCTAGACATTTGTTTCCTCAATATGTGAATCAATACTCTGATTTTGACACAGCCTCGGGTGTATTAAAATCTAAACAAATCATTAGTGAAGCAGCAGGTGGTGTTGTTTCTAAAGGATTTGATATTTGGGATTGGAAGAAAATTTTAGCAGAAGAGACTAAAGCAACTGAAAAAGAAACATCTAAAGAAGTATTAGATGCTCAAAAACACGCTTATAATAACTCAGACATGAAAAACGCTGATAACGTTAATTTTAACGAGATCATGAAAGGATTTTATGCTGAATTAAAAGACGAGAAGAATAAAGAAAAAAGTGGTGATGAACTTAAAGCTATAGTTGTTAAAAACTTAGCTAAAGATCCTTTATATTATACTAAAAATGGTGAATTTGGAACTAAAGGAGTTGGATATACAACTGAAGCTCCTGGTTTAGGCGAACCTAAAGAACCAAAAGGTAAACATAAATCATCAGGTTATGGTGATTTAAAAGAAAATAAAGAAAAAAGAGAATTATCATTACAATTAATTGATAAAGAAGATAAAAAGGGATTAGCTCTTTATAAGAATACTAAAGATCAAAACGATTTATATTATTATGATGGAAAAGTATTATATAGTATTAGAGATGATGGATCAAAAGGACCTTCTGTTAGAATGAGTTTATTTAATATAACTGGATTAAGAGAAGGAAAAATTAAAGAAAACACTGATATTTTAGATTATTATTTAAGTGTTATTGATTCTAATAATATGAGTAAGGACGAAGCGTTTGCTTATCTAGAAAATGAAGATCTCCCAGGAACTCAAATTGACACAATTATGAACTATGCTTTTCCTATAAAGGCGGATAAAGATATTCCATCTCAAGGAATGACTGAAGCAGAACAAAAACTTCGTTCTTTAGTTCGTAATATTATTAAAGAAGAACTTAATAAATATGGAGAAGAGAAGGAAGATTGGAACGATCAAACTGGAGATTATGATGAAGCTAATTTAAGTGAAAATAATGAATCCCCGGTTAAAAAAGGTGATATTCTCTATCATAAAAATAGTGATTCTACACTTGAAGTAACAAATATTGAACCCAAAAGTATTTCTATGAAAGTAATCAAAGTTTCAGATAAAACCCCAACTTACATTAAAGTAGGACAAAAATCTAAAACTAGTTATAGTGCTATAGGTAAAACTTATATTAAAAAAGAAATAAATTTAAACGAAGGATCAATCCCTGCTAAAGCAGAAAAAATAACAGATAAAGTAATTAAATGGTATGAAAATCATCCTAATCCTAAAATGAAAGAGTTACTTAATTCTGTTGAGAAAAATATAGAAAATATGCTTTCTAAAACTGTAGGTAAAAATGCTATTAGTGTTGAAGAATTTGAAAAAATAGTTAAATCCAAATACGGAAAACCATTTGAAGATCCAAACTATAGCGTATTTAAAAAAGCGACAAATAAATAATATGAAATCCTTATTAATAGAGACTCGCCCATTTAGTATATCACCAGTTGCTCTTACTGAAGGTAAGAGTGTGAATGGTAATCCTTTAGTTGAAGGTATTCTAGCTACTTGTGAAGTAAAAAACGGAAATGGTAGATACTATGCTAAAGATTTATGGGAAAGAGAAATTAATAAGTATATGACTTTAGTTAAAGAAAGAAGAGCATGTGGTGAATTAGATCATCCTGACTCTCAAGTAATTAACTTAAAAAATGTATCACATAATATATCAAGCATTTGGTGGGACGGAGATAACATTATGGGTAAAATAGAAATTTTACCAACTCCATCAGGTAATATTTTAACAGCTTTAATAGGATCAGGTATTAAAGTAGGGGTTTCATCTCGCGGAATGGGAAGCCTAAAACAAGTAGGTGAAGTATTAGAAGTACAAGATGATTTTGAACTATTATGTTGGGATTTTGTAAGTACACCTTCAAATCCAGGCTCATTTATGACTCCATTAAATGAAGGTCAATCATCTCCTATTAATCCTTATGGTAGAGTAAATTCTATAGTGACAGAAATTTTATGTGCTAACCATATTAAGCGTATTTCCAAATTAAAAACTTAAGGAAAAATGGCAACAAACAGAGATTTGCTTAAAGAAGCAATCGCAGATGCTAAAGCTGTTAAAGAAACTGCTATCGCAAATGCAAAAGCTGCTTTAGAAGAAGCATTTACTCCCTACCTCAAGGAAAAATTATCTGCTAAATTACAAGAAATGGAAGATAATGAAACTGAGTTAGAAGAAAGTGAAGTTTCTGAAGTAGAAAAAGAAAAGAAAATGGAAGAAGCAAAGAAAGAAGAAGACATGACCGAAGAAGTTTCTTTAGATGAACTATTAGCTGAATTAGAAGAATCTGATGACATGGACGAAACGTACATGGAAGAAGATGTTTATGAAGCTAAAGGTGAAGAAGAAGAAATGTCAATCGAAGATATGTCTGAAGATGATCTTAAATCTTTCATTGAAGATGTAATTAAAGACATGGTATCAGCTGGTGAATTAGAAGCTGGCGAAGAAGGTGAAGAAGAAGTTGATATGGATATGGAAGCAGGCGCTGAAGAAGAGCTTGACGAAGTTTTCAATATTGATGAACTCTTAGCTGAAATGGAAAAAGAAGAATCTCTAGAAGAGAAAAAAGAAAAAGAAAAAATGGAAGAAATTGAAATTGGCTCTGATGTTTATTTAAATCAAGCTGAAACAATCCTAGCTGTTCTTAGTACTCTTGGTATAGTAGGCGCAGCCGCTCTAGCCACAGATGAAATCAGAACTGGTTTAGCTAATGCTCTTAAAAAGGGTAAAAAAGCAGCAGCTGATTTTATTAAAGGTTTAAAAGGTAAAACTGCTGAAACTCAAGAAATGGAAGAACAATTAAATGAACTTCGTAATGAATTAAATGAAGTAAATTTATTGAACGCTAAACTTCTTTACACTAACAAAATCTTCCGCAACAAGTCTTTAACTGAATCACAAAAGGTAAAGGTTTTAACTGCGTTTGATAAAGCAACAACTAAAAAAGAAGTTGAACTTGTTTATGAAACTTTAGTAGAAGGCTTAAAAACAACTACAAAAGCTCCTATTAAAGAATCATTAGGTTCTGCCTCTAAAGTATTAGGTGGTGCTACATCAAAACCAATCATTGAGAACGATGCTTTCGCTCGTATGCGTGAGTTAGCGTTTGGTGGTAACAAATAACTTAATTTAAAAACAATTTAAAAACAAATTAAAAACTGAAAAAAACATGAGTTCAATTCAATCATTACTCGAATCAGCTAATCCCTGGAAATCGCTTCAAGGCGATGCTGCCAAATTAGCTTCCAAGTGGTCCAAGACGGGCTTACTTGAAGGCTTTGGTTCAGAGGTTGAGCGCAATAATATGGCTCTTATCCTTGAAAATCAAGCAAAACAATTAGTAGTAGAAGCTAGCCAAACTGGTGCTTCTCCAACCGCAGGTACATTTACTGTAGGTCAATCTGAAAACTGGGCTGGTATTGCTCTTCCATTAGTACGTAAAGTATTTGGACAAATCGCCGCAAAAGAATTTGTTAGTGTACAGCCAATGAATTTACCTTCTGGTCTTGTATTCTTCCTTGACTTCCAATATGGAACTACTAAGAATCCATTCACTTCTGGTGATTCTATGTATGGTGCTCGTAATCCATTAGGTCAATTCCCATTCCAAACTACTGGCACTACTGGTGGTTTATATGGGGCTGGTCGTTTTGCTTACTCCACTAACCAATTTACTGCTTCTGCTGTAACAGTTACAGCAGCTTCAGCTTCTTGGGCTGAAGTAGGATTTGATTCTGATTTATCAGCATCAGCAGCTGCTGGTAGTATTAAGAAATTAACTATAGGTACTGCTTCATTATCAGCTTTTGATCCAGATGCAGTTCGTGGATTTATTATTACTTCAGGTTCAGTGTCTGTAGCTGATAATCTTTCCGCATTCCATGCTTATAATTATACTGCTGGTCAGATCAATTTCTTTGTTACGGCTTCTACTGCTGAAATCCCAACTTTAACAACAGCATTTACTGTCTTCTATAATAAAATTACAGCTGATAATAATCGTGGTGATTTTGAAGATGGACAAACATTTAGTACAAATACTGCGGTTGGTGCTACAGGTACTACAATCTCTATTCCTGAAGTTAATATCAAGATGCAATCTCAAGCTATTGTTGCTAAGACTAAAAAGTTAAAAGCAGTGTGGACGCCTGAATTCGCTCAAGATTTGAACGCTTACCAGAATATTGATGCTGAAGCTGAATTAACTAACATCATGAGCGAATACATTTCTATGGAAATTGACCTCGAAATTCTTGATATGTTAATTGAAGATGCTGCTGCTGGTACTGAATACTGGTCTGTAAATAATAACACTTTCTTTGATGCTGCTACTTCAACTTTAGTTGAAAGATCAGTAGCTGGCGGTGGATATTACAACACTCAAGGCGGTTGGTTCCAAACTCTTGGAACTAAAATGCAGAAGATTTCTAACAAGATTCACCAATTAACCCTCCGTGGTGGTGCAAACTTCTTAGTATGTTCTCCTACCGTAGCTACTGTACTCGAATCAATCCCAGGTTTTGCCGCTAACACTAATGGTGATGCTGCTAACATGGAATATGCTTTCGGTGTTCAGAAAGTTGGTGCTATCAATAACCGCTATACCGTTTATAAGAATCCATATATGACTGAAAACGTTATTTTAATGGGATTCCGTGGTAAGCAGTTCCTTGAGTCTGGTGCCGTATTCGCTCCATATATTCCGTTGATCATGACTCCTCTTGTGTACGATCCAAATACCTTCACTCCACGTAAAGGTTTGATGACTCGTTACGCTAAGAAGATGTTACGTCCGGAATTCTATGGTAAGATCTATGTTAGTGGTTTAAATACCCTCTAATATAACTTAACATAA